AATGAATAAGATTCAATGTAGGAACACCAGCATCATCAATAGCCGCAATATAAGTATACTGCTTACCATTAAAATAAGAGGTTGTGGTAAAACTCTTGGTATAAGCAAACGGACTCTTAGACCCTAGACCAAGACAACCAACAAAATCGTTGCTATCATTTTTGTTGCTTGCACCATAGGTGGTATACAGATTCTCCATATCTTTCTGACTAAGACCAGTGCCATAATCACGCACGGAAAAATTAGGATCAGCAGCAGTTGGCAACTTTACAAGAAAAGGATTCTTATTGCCAGCACTAACATGAGAGTCATAAGCATTTGTGGCAAGTTCACGAACAACCGCCATAACCTTATCGGAATAAAGAGAATCCGACAAAATCTTAAACATTTTACTGGTCTGAGCGATGCTAAACTGATTAGCACTATTGATACCAGAACTATGAACTTCAACCGTTCTATCTGCCAACTTCATTGTATTTCTCCAAGGTTTCCTGTGATAGACGAATCATACCATACGGTATCGGCTTGTCAAGCGTCCTTTCTTGAGAGCATCATCGCTTTCCATCCTAACAATACTGTTAACAAACCCAAAAATCTAATGAATGTGGGGATGGTAAATGTCCACCATAAACCTAATCCTATTACAAGTATTCCTAAAATATCAATAATAATATATGGTACAATATTTATTTTTGCAATAAGGTATAAGAGTGGGCCGCTTAGTATCACAACCAAAAATATAATTGCTACAACTAATGCTAAACTAGCCATTACTCATCATCTTCGTCCTCTTCATCATAAGTGTTCCAATCTTCTTCTTGATCTTGTGGAACCCATGATTCATCATCATCTTCTTCTTCATCATCATAATTGTTTAATTCGTCCTCGTCCTCAATAAGCATAATACTAAAATTGTTGAGTATCTCTAGCATAGTATCAACTTTAAAAGCGATATTATTGATTTCTTTTTTTAGATCAGCGATATCTTTAAGAATTTTTTCTTGATTTTTATCGATATGATTTATATTTTTAGATATCGCTTCGTCTTTCTTGTATAACTCCCTATTAGATTGATCTATTTTTTTGTAAATATCATCAAATTCTCTTGACATAAATCAATCTCCTTTAAATAGGATTATTATTCCTATTCATTATACACTATTTTTCAATAATCAACACAAGAACATTGATACTTATTACAATAATTACATTTTGGCCCAGGTTTAGAGAAACCCCAAGCATTAGAATCTCTTTTAAAACTCTCTGATCCAGTATCAATACAAACTAATTTAGACTTATTTTTTCTTTGAATATAGCCGATATTATAATAGTGACAATCCCAAAATTTTAATCCCGTTTTTTGATGAATGTTGTCAACTAATTTTTGAATTTCCTTTAATCTTTTACTCATTATATCTTCGCTAACCAAACGGGCTTTTTCTGTTATAAACCCCCAGTTGGTTTCGATAGAATAGTTACCATACTCAATATTTAGTTTACAAATACCGCCAATAACTTTGGGGGCTAAACCAAATTTGTGTAATAACTTTTGTTGTCTAAGTGCTATGAGGGCATTTTTTTTATTTTTGAACTGTTTGAATCCTAATTTCTTATCTTCTTTAATGTGAAAAAACTCTGCCGATCCTCCTTCATCAAAACAGTCAGAGTCATCAATTGTGTATTTCATTTTCTATGACTTTATTACCAGTTAACTGCTCAATAATAAATATTGCTGATCTTAATTCGCCTGTTTCAAATATTTTGATTGGGCCTTTAGGTATATCTAATTTGAAAGTTCCGTAAATAGCATAATATGGTTCGTCCTTAGCCATATCATCAAGATTATAATATTCCTCTAGTGTCGTTACTTCTTCTGGAATATGGCCACCATTATAATCTGTTATATCTCTGAGAGTATAAATATGATAGTGCAGTATATGGGATTTGTCATTACCCTCATTACTGCACCATCCCCTAAATAGTTTATTGGGATAACTTGTCATGTTTTTGTTTATATTCTTCCATATTGGCGTATAGCGGTATTATATACGACTCATCAATATATGGGTTATAGGAAAAATGTGGATTGTATAAATCTCCATATTTATTTAGTCTAGCCCATCCAACAATATCAAAATTATTATTGTGTCTAATCTCTTTTAGTTTGTCTTTAGCCAAATTAACTGTGTTTATATCAGCACCATTAGCCCATGCGAAATCTATTAGAAAATCTATGGGATCAGACTCTTCCATTTTTATACTCTTTAACATCCCCATTTTGTTGAATCTTCATATCTTCGTATGGAGAAGCAACACGCCTGTATAGTTCTTGCTTAATATTTTCTAAAACACCAGTAATCATAGCGATTTTATTATAGTTAGGCTTTCCAATAATTTGTGCAACAACTCTTGAAAAACAATAATTGATATTACCAAGTGTATCAGAAATATCTGTAGAGTCTGAAGATAAATTAGAAGCATCCATCAAGCAGTTTACCATGTCATTAATACAAGGATCTAGTTTTGATCTAAATTCTTCTTTGATGTAGGGCATATTTTATCCTTTATAATAGTAGTAGTCAGTTGTTTTTAAAAATTCTTTGATAAAGTCTGACAACTGATCTAGTTCGCTGGCACTAAGACGTTTTAGACTATCATATTTTATGATGGTTTCATTGTCAAGTTCATCGTATTCGTGTTTATGTATATCAAGATAGAAATATTTTTTATCTTTTGTTGGCTCCAATCTGTATGATATATTACTCATTATTTTAAATCAATACTTATTAGTAGGAGTGGTGGGAGTCGAACCCACACTGTACGGATTTTAAGTCCGTTGTCTCTGCCATTGGACTACACTCCCATATAAACAACTACCCGTAATAGTTTATCATGAATCGAGGTTGATTATTGTTGAGCCTCGCTATTTTAAACTACTACGGTGTAGTTGCCTATGTTTTTATCAGCCGTTAGCGTGAGCCTTTAGGCGACGAACAACCTCTGCCATAGCCTCGACATTATCGACAGTCTTGGCTGGCTTTCGACGCTCCATCGACGGAAGTTCAATGCCCTTCTTCGTCAGAGCGGCCTTAGTACGAGCGTAACGAGCCGCTGTACTAGCAACCTTCTGACCAGTCTTTTCAGCAATCTCAGCATAGGTCTTGCTGGAAAAAACAGCCTCAAGAAACTTCTCATCGCTGCAACGAACGCGACTCTGCTTATCAACCGTAGTAACTTCTGCCATAATCAACCTCCAAGTCTTACTTCCAAACTTACAATCACTGTTCGGTCACGCGACCGATTCACCAGCGTTGTATCATCATTCTACAAGATGGTATCGGCACTGTCAATGGGTTCACTTGAAAAAAAATCAAAGTTGTACAAAATTTAGTAGTGCCGTGCTAGTATATTATTTATGCGATTTTAACCATTCCTGATATTTGTCCTTTTCATACCCAATAAGTCTTGATTGCTCGTCACCATCTGAATCAAGTATAATTGATGTGGGTAGATTTTTGATCTTAAATTGTCGTGCTAGTTTTCTTTCTTCATCAACATCTAAGATGCAGATAAGTTTATTGTCAAACCCCGCAATAGTCGGCAAATCATTTTTAAGATTCTTACAAGCACCACACCAATCTGCACTAAAAATTATCACTATGTTTTGTTTAGTTTCTTTTGATAGTTGTAATGCCAAATCTAAATCCGTTACATAAGCATTATTTTGAGAATAGCAATTAGACGATGCTATGACAGCAAATAAAAATACTAATAATAGACTATAAATTTTATTCATTGTATTATCCTTAATTATTTATGAATATTGAGCTAATTTAATCTTTAATAAAAGAGGTTCCGATGGATCTAGTCTTAAGACACTAATATGATCCACATATCCTTGACCCAAAAAATCTTTTCCTATAACTATTTTAGGGCCATCCTTTATATCTACAGCAGAAAGATCGAACTCACTATTTTCTGCTATAAATTTTGCTTCCGAAACATCGCCCTCAATTAAGAGTTCGTTGTTGCCAAGATGCGATACGGTTACTTTATTTCTTATTTTTTCTTTATCAAACCGCAATAATTGATTCACTTGAATTCTCTAAACACTTCTCATAATCTTCTTTATTTAGGGACGCTAGATTAGCAATAACGTCTATTAGACAATCATTTTGAGTTTGCAGGGTTTGATTTTTCTTTTCAGCATTATGTAATGCTTCTGATAAATATTTGACTTTATTAACTAGTTCATTATTTAAGAATTGATCAAACATAAATTAACCTCTCTAATATAGAGATACACTACGCGATAATATTTTGTTACTTTTTCTTGTTATCGGTAGATTTTTTTCTAAAAATTCGTTCATAGTTTTTATCCCATGTTTTTTGATCTACGCTTTTTGGCCTCTGTCTGCTTCCTTTGCCATTCTTTCCCATTGTTAGTTCTCCAGTACAAAACTCCAATATCGACTATCTTCTTTGTTTTGCAGAGCATCCCAATAAATTGAACGAGCAATATAGGATGGGATTTTATTTTTACCGCAATTAACCATCCAGTGACGCTCCATCTTTTTGTAGGAGTCAGTACCGGATCGTGATTTATTATATTTCAGATGCTCCATATCGTAAAGCCTCAGTTGATGAATATCCCCACACAGTACCCTTGCCTCGTTAGGATGAATCATCTCAAGAGCAAAACTAACCTTAGCCAAACCAATACCATTGATCTTGCTGACAATAGAATCACGCTTCTTAACATGACCCTTCTTAGTAGTAAAATAAAAGTCTTTAGGATTGGCCCAAAATTTGGTAGCAAAATCCCAGATATACCTTGTGCGATTATTGTGTAGACCAACCCCACTCTTATGAAGTTTATCTCTCAGAATATTCTCATCGTCCACCCACTCATCAAAATTCTTAATAGCGTTATATCCTGCACAATTACCCTTCCAAGTAGTATGAACAGAACAATATGCAAAAAGATAGCGACGAAAAATATCCTCCACATTCTGTGGACGAACGCTCTCCCAATATTCTCTATATGCTACGACTTTATCTCGCGGAAACGTAGCAAAAAAAGTATCCGCCTTGCTCTTATCAAAAGTTGTATTCTGAATCGGAATTACTGTGTTCTCAACAATCATATTAGTCTCCAATGGGTATGCTGCGATTGTACACTACTGTTATCGACTTGTCAAGACTGATTCTTTAGTCTCGCTACGATCTGAAACTTATATAGTATTTATAGTAGTATTCTATAGACCAATCAGTATTATTGTCTATAATTTGTAAAATTCGATTATTGAATCTGTAATGTGATTTTTTTCTAGGGATAGTTAAAGAAGAGTATTTTTTAGATGTTTTTGGAATATTAAAATTTTCAGAAATAAAAGAAACAATTATTTCTGGATTAATCATTAAATCTTCGTATCTAATTATTAAAACATTATCAACTATATTAGGAAGAAAGGAGAAATAAAATAATAATTTATTGGCTCTTAAATCAAATATATTCTTGTATGGGGTCTTGTGGAAAAAATGATTATCGAAACATTCATTTTTCCATTCTTTTAATAAAAACTTATCAATATTGAGTGCTATGCTTCTATCTACATGATGAGGTAATTTGAAAAATCCTCCTATCCAATCATAAATATTTCTTGTTATGCAGATAAAAAGCGTGGAATTTGCTGCTGCCATAAGATTGGGATTTAGCGAGTCTATAAAATGTTTAGAGCCAAATCTCCAAGTTAGTGGAATGTTTAATCTTGACGCTACTAATCTCTGCAACCAATTTGTTCCAGAATGTCGCTCACCAAGAACAGTATATTCTGTAATGACAGAGTTAGTCTTTTGAAAACTAATTGGTTGGTAGGACATTATATCATTGTTTAGTTTTTACAGAATGGTATATACCGGGATTGGTTTTAACTGGCATTTGATACCATTCAACATCTGGTAAAAAATATGATGAGATTTTAATATTTCTACTATTTAATATAGTAGGTAGTCTTAATTCAGAAAAAATATCTTTTTGATATAGATCATCGAATTCTGAGTCTAGCAAAATTTCTAAACATTCTTTATTTAAGAATAAAACACCTAGTGGAGCAACACCTATTGAGTATTGTGAATAATTATCAAGTCTATCTATTTCTTTGAACCAGGGCCATTTAGGATTTTTATCTCTATATTTTACATTTTTACCTATCAATCCATCTACTTGAATTGATGGTAATGTCTGAGAGACTAAAACATCCCATTCTAATAGAGCAATATTATTGTGATGAACTATGTCTATATATTTTTGTAACCATTGTCGTATTAGAAAATCCCCATTTCTCCAGCAAAATTTAGGATCATAATTATTAGATATGTCTGCTAATAAAATTTGAGAATCTGGATTACTTCTAGTTAGATAATCTAGATGTATAAATTTATTATTATGATCACTATAGATAATAGTCCATTTATATTTGTCTGAACGATCCATGCAGCACCTTGAACGTAGGAAATCTTAGACTAATTCCACCATCTTGGTTTTGGGTTTCTTCAAAATATTGAACCGTGATAATTTTACCTAGAATTTTCTTTGGATTCTGATAAAATTCCTGACGCTGATCAATAGTGAAACCGCTACCAACTCTCACAAGATGATCTTTATGCTTAATCATTACACAACTAAGCATTGTTTCCTCACATTCAGCACCGTTCTTTACATAGCGAAATGGCCCCATTTCTGTGTCGATTACTTCATATTCATCATCAAAAAACTTTTTAACTTTGAGTAGGTCTTTGCTACGCTTACCCTTATATGGCTCGTCTGCTCGTAGCATTACTCCTTCCCAACCATAATCAGCCGCCTCTTTAACCCACTCTTGAAAATGTTCATCGTTATGAATCAATTCTTGTTCAAGTAGAGTGAGGCATGGACATTCATTCTTACTCATAATCTCTGTAAGATTTGCCAAACGAATAGAATACGGGCGATTCTTTTCGCCTTGCTTGCTATAAAATTCGTCATGCGTAATCATGTCAAAAATCTTAAATGATGGATTAGGAATGGTATGATCTTTCTTCTTGAGTTGTTTCATAACACCCTGAAAATCCTCGTTTCCATCATCATCTACAAGACAAAGTTCACCATCAAATACTACGTCAGTAATGCCGAGAGCCTTAATGCCATCAGCAACAACACCAAGAGTATCAAACTCTTTTCCTGTGCGGGAGTAGAAAGTAGTGTCGCCATTAGAATCAACAATAGCAACGCATCTAGCACCGTCAATTTTTCGACTAACATACCAACCATCCTTCCAATCTACAAGTTTAGGCTCATATTTATCTGCCAGAGCAACACTAAACTCTGGAATGTGGTCTGGAATAGCCTTGTTGATAATCTTGTCACCAGCACGGGTTTTCAAGTCTTTATCAATAATACAATGAATCAACTCTTCGTATTCTGGGTGACGATCTATAAATGAATTAACAGCACCAATAGCATCGTGTCCTGTAATTTTACGATTCCTTAGATCATCAAGTAAACTAAAAATACTATCATAATACTTACCTCTAAGCGAGTTCTTCTTCTTAAGATTATCGCTGGTTACATTATACTGCCACAAAGGATGATATGTATAAAGCAAAATCTTTTTAGTAAAATTAGCACCAATATTATGAATTTTACAATAATCTTCAATAATACCTTGCTTATCAATAGTGCTACTTGTTGCCCTAAGATCACGAACCATCCCCATAACATAATCAAAATCGTGAATCATCTCAAGATACTCCTGTGTTTCTAGCAGTATACCACACACCGATCCTATTGTCAAGTATCGACAATCTAGTGTCGTTGCTTGAATTGTTTATTTAACTTTCTAACTAAATCGCTGCCTGCTGTCAAAAAAAAGCAAGGTAAAACAGAATGAACTATTAAATAAAATCCAGCCAATAAACAGCAGCACCCATAAAATAAAGCAAATATTAGATGCTCTATATATGTCATGTTGTTTTCTTTAAGGTGGTTATTCCATTTTTTCTTTAAATTCATAGAAATATAATTCCTCGTCGCTCTCGCTAGTCCACTTACTACCTGTATTTTCACAACTAAATTCTAGACCAAAAACTTTCCAGTCTGGTTTCTTGTCAAATTTTCTACTGATAAATGATCCGCCATCCATCCATAAAACTCTATTGTTTGGCTGTATAAAATATTGTCCTCCGCTTCCTTCAAAAACATGACCGCATTTATGACCAGCGGCTATTTCGCCATAGCCATTCTGATATTGAGGGCCAAAACACCAGTCTATAGTAAATAGATATTTAGCTTTATGTAATGTTTTATTCTTTAGAAGTATATTTGCTGCTCTATTTTTTGTATATTGATCAATTTTAATACTAGCGTAATAACTCATACTATCCCATAATTGAATCCAATCTAATGGATAGTCTGTTCCTCCAGAAATATCTGATCTGAGATAATGTATTGGTACTCTGGCGTGTTGACTTCCATATTCAGTCATAACACTAAATAAACCACATCTTTGGGGTATGCTTGTAAAATTAAAAACTTCTACTGGTACTCTTTCAGAATTTATATCTGGTAATTTATTATAGAAAAAATTAGTATCTAAATATGCTATAAAAGTTGGAATATCTATATTAAGATAATTACTCATTTTTTATATCTATTATCTTTAATCCATGTAATAAACTTAGAAATTCTTGTATGACAAGCCTCTTCTCCATATTTTCCATTTGGTGATGATCCTTTACCAGCCATGATAAATGAATTAATACCAGCTAATTTACCATCAATAAAAAGACCACCGCCACTATCTCCACTCGCTATGCAAAATTCTAAATCGGTATATCCTTTTTCATTTCTTCTGGATGGTGTGCATAATAAAACATCTTTAAATGCATGATCAACCATATTTGATCCCGCTCTTTTTTTATCATCAGATTTTTTAGCGCCAGTTAAGAATGTTCCAGTTAATCCGTAACCAGATATGGAACAAATTTTTCCTATCTCGTCATTTCCCTCATACAAAGGAGGATAATAATCTAAATCAAAACTTTCTTCTGAATATCCTATGGCTATATCTCCAACTGCAAATTCTTTATCAAAATCTTTATTGATAGTAATATTAGAAATAGGGTATTTCTTTTCGCCTATAGTAATATTGCAAGTTTTAGAGTTATTAACAACATGAGCAGCAGTTAGTATGTGATGATCATCTATAAGAACAGCCGATGCACAATACATTGTACCATCATTATATGTTCCGCATATTCTAACAACAGAATGGAAATCTTTACCGTATTCTATATGTCGATTATCAGATGTAGATGGATCTATTGTTCCAGAAAGGCTTGAGGAACACACAACACTTATTAATATGATAGAAAATAATCTGATGTATTTCATTATACAGCCCTCCTTAGACCATATAATAATACACTAAATTTTTAACTTTTGATCAGAATA